TCTACCTCTATTCATAGACTTTACCATCTCTCTAAGGTGCTTAGAAGTATGGTGTTTGCCATGTCTTTTCATAGAAGCCTGTTGTCTTTTAGTCAAAGAATCTATATTTACATTCTTAACTTTCATGTTAGTACCTGTAAGTTTTTTTCTTTGTTTTCTTTTTAGGCATTGCTTTTTTCTTTGGTTTTCTCATTGCCTTTTTCATTGTGCCTGGCATCAGATTCCTCCTTAAGTTGTGTTGCTTTTATTTCTATTTGTTTAGGTAAATCTAAAGGTTCTAGTTCATCTTTAGGTTCTGTTGATCTATTTCTCAAACTATCCAACAAAGATGCAGCAGGTGCAAACTGTGCGTTTACAGTTACATTTTGTTGGAATCTCTCCCTAGATGGACCACGTTCTAGCACCCAAGACTTTGCTCTCCAGTCTTTATCTTCAATTATTTCCTCTACCAATGTTATTTCAGCCTCAGCCTGTGCTTGTTCTACTGCCTTAGCAAAAGAAATGTAAGGTTCAGTAGGCTCATACCCAGGCATTTCGCCATTGCCTATGTGTATCCACTTCATTAATTGCTTGTAAGATAAACCTACAGCCTTAGCAGATGTGCTAAGATAATTACCTTTTTTAACTGATTTAACTATAGCTTTTTGCAAAGCTGGAGTTAGCTTGTAAGTTTTTCCTTTGATCAAAGCCATTATTTTTTTCCAAATACACCAAGAGCTTTACCAATTTTGGTCCACTCTATGGTGGTAATTTTGCCATCTTCCAAAGCATTAATTACTATATTTGCTGCACCAATTCGCTCCTCTTTAGTATCTAAAGATTGAACTATGTGCATTGATAAATCTAGTAATGTTTTATTTTCTTTACTAAGAAATAAACTTGCTATTTTATTCAGCATTTTTTGCCTCCTTTTTTTCACTATTAGCTTTTATTCTAGCTACAGCTGCCACCTTGAGTGGCTTCAAGAACTCTGGGTACTCATTTAAAACTGTACTCAAATCTTGTAATGTTATTTGTATATCTATGTTGTCAGCTTTTTCATTCGCCTCTGCCATTTTATCTCCTTGATAGTTTTTTTATAATAATAACCTATTTATTACGATTTTGCATATTTACTCTTGACTGCTGCAATAGCATCTTGCCATGTAGTCGTACCATTTACTGCGTCATGATATTGCATGTCTAACTGGTCACCAATACTAGGGTATTCTGACCTTCTGTTGGCTCTGTATTCAGCGTTTTCTGTATCCCAAGCTGCCTGTAGTTCGGCTAACTTCGTAGTCAAAGTTGACTCTGTTGGTTTACTGTGACCACTAGCAACTGTTAAGTTTGCATAAACTTTATCTGAGTTATCTGACCAACTAAACCATTGTCCTGTGTTCAATGTAATTAGAACATCTTCAATATGATTCGGTCTACCTGTTGCCATATCCATTTTAATCTCCTAACTTTATAAATGTCATGTATGTGTAATTTTGATTCGCATCACCATGTACAGTATTTGAACTATCCATGCCAGCAATATCAAATCTAACTGCATGTGATGCTGTAGCTTGTACATCAAATATAAAACTAGCATGAGCATGTTGTTGAGCAGTTGAAGCTGAAGCTAATTGTGCATAACCATTAGATGCAGCATTAAAATCTTTATCCCCATTAAAATTAGTTGATGTTTTTATAATTCCCACCATTGTATAGTCAACTGCAGCAGAACTAAAAAATATATCAAATGTAATAAGGTAATGACCTGTAGAAGGAAAAGTAAATACACCTGCATCACCACCTGTTTTTAACGTCATCCCTGTGCCTAATGTTCCATAACCATCACTATTAACTACTGCTAAGTTAGAAGAAATCGGAGCTGAGTTTCCTGTAAAACTACTAGTCAATCTATATTGCTCTGCCATAGCCAGTCCACCACTTGATGCTGTCAATTGTCCACTTGAAGCACTCAATCCTGATCCTGCTATTGCTGATACAAAGTCTGCTACAGATTCTTTATTCATATTACCTGTAGCTCCACCATCAAGGAAAAGGAGATAGTCACTTGCTACTGCTACTGTATCTTCTGTTGCTAGTTGAGGAGAAAGTTCTACAAAATTATCTAAGCCTACTTTTTTAAGAGTACCACCATCAGAGTAAAGTAACTCATCTGCTGCTGCTAGACCTGAAGATATTTCTGTTTGACCAGATATAACATTGTTGTTTAACATTCCAGACTCTACTGCTGTTGATTGAATTGTTCCAGCGCCTGTTACATTTCCTGAACCATCAAAAGAAGCTGAAGTCCAAGCCACATCTCCAGTCATAGCAATAGTTCTGCCTGTTGCTAATGCAGTTGCAGTATCAGCATTACCTGTCAATGCACCTATAAATCCAGTAGCAGTTATTTTACCTGTACTTGGATTGTATGTTAGTGTGCCATCAGATTCTAAACCTATGTTACCACCATCTACATCACCACCAGCTGTAAATATAATTGCGTTATCTTCGTTTGTAGATTCGTTATCTGTAATTGTTACAGTTGTAGCAACTGTTGCTGTATCTGCGTTACCTGTTACATCACCAGTAAGAGGACCAGCAAAAGCATCTGCTGTTACTGTGCCATCAAAGTAAGCATCCTTAAATTCTAGTGAAGATGTACCTAAATCTATTTGGTTATTTGTAACAGGATACAAAGCACTTGAAGTTAAAGTTAATCTTGCTGCATTATCTGCTTTAAAATCAATTTCATTAGGTGTCCCAAAATCTATAGCAGTTTGTGAATCTTCACCTATTATTAAGTCAGTTGCATGAACAGAGGTAATTGATGTTTGACTTGCAGCTACAGTAAGTTCAACAGTACCATTTGTTCCTCCACCTGATAAACCAGTACCTGCAGTAACTCCTGTTATGTCTCCTACAGAGGCTGCAACATATGTGCTTATATCTGAGGCAGGGATTGTTTTCATTGTCCCTCCATCATTAACAACAAAGCCATCACTATCTGCTATTGTGATTGATCCACCTACAGATGTACCACCATCCAACAAGTTTAGTTCTGATGCTGTAGCAGTAACTCCATCAAGAATATTTAGTTCTGCTGCTGTAGATGAAACAGCTGTACTGCCTAGAACTAACTGCCCATCAGGAACAACTATTCTAGCTGCACCATTAAGGATAAGGTCATCTACTGACGCATCCCATGTCATGTTAGCAGAAGCAGTTTCCCCATAAAAAATTACATCAAATCCTACGTCATCTTCACCAACAGTTAAAGTATCTGTTAGTGTTAGTTTAGATACGTTTATACTATCTGCTGCTTTCAACCAACGTACACTATCACCAAATGTAATTTTTACATCCATTGGTATGTGTGCTGCATTTGAAGTAGTTATTTCCCATTTACCATTTGGATCTGTTTGTACAGCAGCTCCTGCTGTAGTACCACTTGACTGGTCATCTGCACTTACATAACCTTGTACAGTTGCTCCTGATATTGGACCACCTGCAGCATTAAATACAAACCCTGTTAACGTCATTGCCATAATTTATCTTCCAGCTCTTGATCTATCTATACCAGCTAGAGCATCACCTACTATTCTTCTTGCATCATCTATCAAATCATCTTCATCAATGAATATAAGATTGATGCCTTCTGCTGCCAGAAATGCTCTTGTCAATATGTCAGACTGTCTTACAGCTGCTCCTTTCTCGTAGTGATAATACACTCCTTGAACATTTATTGCTATATTTGGTGGATTAAAGATCAAAAAATCTATAACCCTACCACCTTTATCTAATCTGCCTCCTGCTAGCTGAGACTGATATTGAAAATCTATATCAGGCTTCAACCCTAATTTTAGCAGAGCCTGCCAACAAAGATACTCTGGTCCACTTCCTACCCACCATTCAGGTGTTGGTATTTCTACTATCCTCTCTGCCATTATAACTCAACTAACTGTAATTGCATCTGTCCCCTTTCATCTAAACCAGTATACTCAAAGCCAGATGCTGCTATTAAGTCTACATTATAAGTCCTATTTGAATCATTGTCTTTATAAGTAAATGGTACTAACGTGTTAGTATTTATAACAGTTGTTATGTTATCTATTTGTTCTTTTACAGATTTCCCAGCAAATGTTTTAGATGCGTCTATATTGACACTAAAACCAAACTTTGGGGGAATTTTTTCCCTAAATCTTAGCTCTATCAAGTTTAAATCAGGACTGCTTGCTATGTTGTTACTAGACATAGTAACCCTAAACTTTATTGAAGAAAAGTCTACACCTGCACCAGATCCAAAGCTGTAAGTTGTAACTCCATTTGTTGTAATAGTTCCCATACTTGTATACGATACATTAAAATCTGTAGCATATTCTATTTGAATGTTAACATTGGTAGAACAATTACTTGTGATAGCTCGTAATGATATAGCAGTCTTGTTATTTGCAGCATCTCCTCCATCAAAGAATGGTGTTTCCATAGTTCCCCCACCAGTATCGTATTCAAAATCTTCTATTTGATCTGGGTTTATAATATCTGTTTGCAGTTTTATCCAGTACACAACACTACCAAAACCAAACCACAATCTGTATTTGCTATATGCAGAACCTACATGCCCTGATGTAAGTGGCAAAGTGTCCTCCCCTGCCCATATCACTTCCCATGCAGTTTCATTCCATCCTAATACTGCTGCTTTACCTCTTCCAGAAACAACTGGTGATGTTCCACCAATACCTGATGACTGCCTACCAGTTGCATGACCAGAATATTCTTGTGTAACAGCTCCATTTAAAAATACAAGTAAATCATTATGAGTACCTATAAGTTTTGTTATTTCCCCAGAATATCCTGATGGCAATCCATGGTCTCTATCAAAGCCAACCAAACTCACAACTGCTGTATTTGAGCCTGTTTGGTATCTATACAAAGCATTACCTGCTGGGAAATATATTGAGTCTCTCCAAACTATAGCACCCTTACCACCTGCTTGATGGAAAGGTACACGAAGTTCTGTTTCTTCCCATCTATTATTTGTTTCATCATATGCCCATAATCCCAACTTAGTTGTTGCATATATGATAGGACTACCAGCTGCATCTCGATATACCAATAAACCAGTTACTGAATCCTCTGGTAATGGTAGTCGTGCTTTTACTGTAGCAAGTGCAGTTGGTCCTGATGCCCATTGTAATAATGTTCCATCTTTCTTTATACCCCATAATTGTCCATGCCATATTGTAAAGAATGCCACTTTATTTTTTACATCATCTGAAGCGTTTGCATGAGAAAATGTACTACCATTTGTTGTATATGAATATCCTGAATCTCCCCTGGCAAATATTAAATAAGAAGCAGTAGCATCTGTAAAAACAATGGCTTCTTCAGTAGGGTTAGTAAGTGCAGCACCACCATTCAATGCTCCAGATCCCCAGTTATCACTTGCATTATTGTACATATAAACTTTGTTATCACCAAAGATTGCATATATTTCTTCACTAGAAGCACCAGAACTTTGAAAGCCAATAATAGATATTATAGATCCTGATATTGCAGTACCACTTGATAAAGCAGAAGTTGCTGCATTTAGTTTTCTTGGTAGTAACAAATGACCTTTGTATCTAGTCTGACAAGTAGACCACCATACTCTGTCTATCGTGCCAGGATCTAATCCTCTTTCCCAACCTATACCACCTCTAAAATCATTCTGTGTAAGTATAGATGCTCTTGGATCTGCACCTCTTTGTGTGTCACCAATAGTAAACCTGGGTGCAGCAATACTGACCAACGTCTTACGAACTGGTCCTGATATACGATACCTTTGACTATTTAGTAATATTTCATTCTTGCTAATTACTGATGCCATTAGTCCACCATCTTAGTACCAGGTTTTAACATTGGTAGTGATCGCTCAGATTGAGCTGCTACTCCTTCAAAATACGCAGCACGTCTATCGTTATCATCAGGATCAGTTACACTTCCCCTGGCTAAACTAAACAGCGCTTTACTTGTTGCTCTTGCAGTTACAAGTGATGGATCTATCTCACAAGCAGTAGCATCTGTGCTAAGTAATGTTGGAAGTTTATACCCAACCATTCTTATCAAACTGTAACCTACTTCTTTTCTTGCTTGTTCTGTAAGATAAATTTCTCTTGCTTCTCTATCTATCCTGTAAGAACCTGACCACAACCTGTTAAATAAAGCAGACTCTGT